CCTCCTGATCAACGGAGACGACTGTGTCCTCAAGGGACATAGGAAAAGACTAAGGTCAATATGGGAACCTATCACAAAAACAGGTGGTTTGGAAACTACATTGGGTAAAACCTACTTTTCTAATAAATTTCTCACCATAAACTCAACCATTTTTACATGGAAAGAGTCCCAACAACGTTGGGTGGAAAGAAATTACATTAACCTTGGATTGATGATGGGACGTCGAAGAGACGCCAAAGCAGACACAGCCGGTGGACCTAAAATGGTACACGGTGGTCAGCTGGGAAACATCAGTCGAGAGCTCAAAAGGAGCTGCCCGCCACGGATGTGGGCCTCGGTTAAGAGAAGGTTTATCTACTATAATATGACTACACTAACTAAGTATCCTAACATACCTTGGTATGTGCCAGAATGGCTAGGAGGTTACGGACTGCCCCACGATGGGGAGATGTCCGATATGGATCGTTACGCGGCAACAATTATCAAAATGAAGTTGTTGACTAACCGCGATTTTCGACCTATCCTTCCTAAAGATATGGATACCTGGGTTCTCCACCAATTAGTGGAGAAAGAAATAAGGATTAGACATCCAAATCTCGAGCAAGTCTTCTTCGACGCAGCGGAACTTCCCAATGGGGAGTCGGTGTGTCTTGAGGACGAGTATTCAAGGACTTATAAAACCCTTGTTTGCGACGCAATGCAACGCCTGTCGTACGAAGATCTATCGAAGATCGCCGGCAGGGGCATGGTGCACAAGGCTCTAATTCATAATTCGAATGTCTGGGGACGTGCTTATAAGCTCGCCGCCCAATTACTCGGATCTGGTTCACCTGAACTAGAGATGATGTGTGATGAAGACATGGAATATGAAAATAAAAATATTGTCTATCCAATTGTAGTCAGAGATCACGGAGAGTTCTTAGCGGAGTTATTACCCGGTAGGAATATACCTGTGACTCGAAAACCCAAAATTATTGCATACCGTTGATACGGTCGTGCAAACCCAGTCAGTGAGGGGGTTTTAATACCCTGACAATGGTGTTAAGGTAACACCTGATGGGAGTTGGGACGACTTGTCTCCTAAGTGTGTTGTAAATAGGTCTAATTAACCCACACACAAGGTCACATGATTGTCACCAAACCAGCAGAAGGAAAACTGCTTTAGCGCAAACACTTTGAAAAGTACTTACGCGGTCAGATGACGGAAGCTTCATAAACCCTTCGACCAAACTAAGTTTGGATTGTATAGGAAGGGAGGAAGCATCCTGAGAGCACCAGCTAACGAAAATTTCATTATCGATAAAACC